CCTATTACTGAAAATGTTGGATGCATGAATGGGAATACTATTCAAGAAATAGGTGGCGATCTAGTATTTTTAAGTCCTGATGGACTTCGTACTGTAGCAGGTACAGCAAGAATTGGTGATACAGAACTTGGAGTTATTAGTAATCCAATACAGTCTGTAATTAAAGATATAGCTCCTAATATAGATAACTTTACTATATGCACAGCTATTTTAAGAAATAAGTCACAGTATCGTCTTTTTTATAATGTAGATGCTACTTTAAATAATAGTGCAAAGGGACTTATAGGTACATTAACTAGGCAAGGATTTCAGTATAGTCAGACTGAAGGTATAAAAGCAACAGCTATTACTTCTGATTTTGATAAAGATGGAGTAGAGCAAACATACCACGGAGATTCTGATGGGTATGTTTATAACCATGATGTAGGAAATCATTTTACTCCTGGCGGAACTGCGGCTAATATTAGAACATCTTATAAAACACCTAATTTAGACTTTGGAGATTTTGGAACTAGAAAAACATTACGTTATGTAAAAATTTCTATAACTCCTGAAGGAACTGTACAACCTACATTAAGAGTTAGATATGATTATGAAGATCCTAATTTAGCTCAGCCATTAGACTATGTGTTTGATGTAGAAATACCTCCACCTAGTATATTTGGATCAGCTTTATTTAATGGAAATGTTTTTGGTGCTACACCAGATCCTTTAGTAAGAAAAGCAGTCCAAGGAAGTGGTAATACTGTAAGTTTTATTATAACAAGCGATGATCAATTATCGCCATACACGTTAAATGGATTATATGTAGATTATAGTCCTACAGGAAGGAGATAAAGTATGGCTCTTGGCTATACCAGACAAAGTACATTTTCAGACGGCGATACAATAACAGCAGCGTTATTTAATAATGAATATAATCAATTAGTCAATGTTTTTGCATACAGTACATCTGATGGAAGTTCTGGTCACAGACATGATGGTACTGCTGCTCAAGGTGGTGCAATACCTTTAATAGGTGATTTAGATTTTCTTAATAAAGTTGCAATAGACTCTTCAAATAATAGAGTTGGAGTTTTTGTAGAAGTTTCTGCGGCTGCTGTAGAGCAAATAAGAGTACAAGATGGATCTGTTATTCCTGTTACAGATAATGATATTGATCTCGGTACTAGCTCTTTAGAATTTAAAGATTTATATATAGATGGCACAGCTAATATAGATAGCCTTACTTTAACGTCAGGTGCAACTGCTACATCTATTGCTGATGAAGATGATATGTCATCTAATAGTGCAACTGCTTTAGCTACACAACAATCAATAAAGGCTTATGTAGACGCGCAATTAACAGCATCAGATCTTGATTTTCAAGGAGATTCAGGTGGAGCATTAAGTATTGACTTAGACTCTGAAACTCTTGATATTGCTGGTGGCACTGGTATAGATACTTCAGGGTCTAGTAACACTCTTACAGTTGCTATTGACTCTACTGTAGCAACTCTTACAGGTTCTCAAACATTAACAAATAAAACTTTAACTTCTCCTGTTTTAAATACAGGTGTGTCTGGTACAGCAGTTCTTGATGAAGATGATATGTCATCTGACTCAGCTACAAAACTTGCTACACAACAATCTATTAAAACTTATGTAGATACACAAGTAGGAGCAAGTTCAAGTAGTACGGCAAGTTTTGCAAACATGGATGTTACTACAAGTTTGCAAATACCTGACGGTACAACAGCTACAAGACCCTCTAGTCCTACGGTAGGTAATTTTAGATATAATACTACAACTGGAGGCTTTGAAGGTTATGGGGCTTCTGGTTGGGGTGTAATAGGTGGTGTTGATGATGGCTCTATTACTTCAGCAAAGTTAGATACAAATTTAGATTTAACTGGTGTAATGACAGCCGCTACATTTGAACCAGATGGAGATACGGCAGCAAGTGATACTGCTGCAATAGGATACACTGCTGCTGAAGGTTTGATACTTACAGGACAAGGCTCTACCTCAGACGTTACTTTTAAAAATGACGCTGATGGCGAAGTTTTAACAATTCCAACGGGCACAACGAACATTGATATTGTTGGAGATGTTACAGCAGCAACGGTCAATGCAGATGGCGACACTTCTTCTGGCGACAATGCCGCAATGGGATATACCGCTGCTGAAGGTTTGATCCTTACAGGTCAAGGTTCTACTAATGATGTAACAATAAAAAATGATGCAGATGCAGATGTTCTTGAAATTCCAACAGGAACAACAAATGTAACTATTGCTGGTACGCTTGGAGTAGCTGGTGGCTCAACTAATGGAGTTGAGTTATCTCAAGGTGCAATTTCACTTAAAAATGGTGGGGCACAATCAAAAATAGATTTTTATTGTGAAAGCTCTAATGCTCATTATACAAGAGTACAGGCAGCACCTCACTCTAGCTATTCAGGAAATATTACACTTACGTTGCCAGCTAGTGATGGAGATGCAGACCAGTTCTTACAAACAGACGGCTCTGGTGTAATGAGTTGGGCAACTGCTGGTGGAGCCTATACTGCATGGGCGCAAAAAACTTCAGACTTTACAGCTTCTGCGGGGGATCAATTACTTTGTATTCATGCAAGTACAGCGTTTACTATAACATTGCCAGCAAGTCCATCAGCAAATGACACAGTGGTTATTTCAAATGCTGGTGCAGCTACAGTCACCGTGGCTCGTAATAGCAGTAACATTAATTCAACCGCCTCCGACTTCACGCTAGTGCAGGGTACTTCAACTCAGCTAGTTTATGTGGACGGTACTATCGGCTGGTTTGAGATTTAAGGAAAAAATATGGCGTCATTAGGTAAGTCTACTTCCCCGATTGGTGGGGTTTTAAAAGCTACGGCAAGTGGGTCAATTGCCAATGGTAAAGCTTGTATTTTGAATTCTGACGGAACGGTATCACAAGCGGCTTTAACTGAGGGAATGGCAATAAACTTTTGTACAAACTCTGATTTGTATACATATTTCTTAGCATCTCCATACGATGCGTCTACCACAGTAGATGGAAGTTATTATGCTTCTGCTCAAAATGGTAATTATCGTTCGACTACTGGTTCACAGCTCAGCGCAAATACAGACTCATGTCAAGACATTAGCTTTAAGTCCGACGGCACAAAGTTTTTTGTTTCAGATTATGGTGCTGACCACACTGAAGGGTGGATAGGTGAGTACACACTCAGCACAGCTTGGGATATTAGAACTCTATCGTTTGTTGATAGGTACGACATTTCGAGCAAAAATGTTTATCCGTATGGACTATTCGTTAAGCCAGATGGAACAGAGGCTTACATAGCTGGTTATGGGGCTGGCGATGATTTAGATCAGTGGACTTTGAGTACAGCTTGGGACATCTCTACGGCAAGTTTTACGAGAACTCACGCTGTTACAGAAACTGATGAGTATAGAGGGGGCATAGCTTTTAAACCTGATGGCACAAAAATGTATATTGCAGGAGGCATCTATGGTAATCCCGACACTCACGACAAGGTATACGTGTATAGCTTGAGCACTGCATGGGATATTTCTTCGGAAACTTATGACAGTGTTGCATTAGATTTCTCGTCGTATGGAGATATGATACACGCCATACTTTTTAATAATGACGGAACTAAGCTGTATCTGTGGGACCACAGTGGACAGAACATGATTATTTATTCGATGAGCACTGCATACGACTTATCAACAGCTAGTTTTGTCTCAGAAGTAAATACCTACACTAACCAAATTTTGGGAATGGCTTGGGGTGCTGCCGGAAGTGCAAATAACACAAACTTTATAGGCATATCTGACGGGGCATACACCAATGGTCAAACAGCAAAAATTAAAGTCATCGGGGCAATAGACACTAACCAGTCTGGGCTGACACCCAACGCCTTGTGTTATACAAATGATGCAGGAACTATTGTGTCGAGTGCAGGTGGGGCCACAGTAGGACTAGCTTTATCTCCGACTAGTGTATTAATCAAAGGCCCCTACGACATGTTGTTTGATTAGAGGAGATAAAATATGCCAGTCTTAGGAGTAGGAAGTGGAGTTGTTGGGGGGATTTACCAAGCGACAGCTAGTGGTGCGATAGCTCACGGCAAAGCTTGTATTATTAATTCTGACGGGACAGTAACACAGGCTGCGGCAGTGGCTGGTGGAACTCTTCATATTCAGCATTATTATTATAT